TTTCTCGCCGAAGCACAGGCAATCTTTGATTCGGTTAAACCCGAACTTGTTGATCTAATTTATTGGGGGCACAATGTTGCTGCACACGAAACGTATGATGAGGCCGCTCTCCCGACACTACGGGATTCCACAAAGCCCAAAGGTGGTGGCGGCACTGACCCTGAGTGCATGTCAGAGTACCTCAACCAGCACGGTATCAAACCCGATTGCGTTGTCATGCTTACGGATGGCGAAGTCTTCGGAAGCTGGGGTAGCAACTGGCCTGCACCAATACTCTGGTGCATCGCTGACAACAAACATATCACCGCTGCTTGCGGTGCTACCGTTCATATGTAAAGGAATCGACTTGATACGCAAACCTGAGTACTTGTACCGCATCACCCGCGAAGACGATGGGCGGTGGCTTGTGGTGGCGTATATGGAGCACGACCGCAACGTGATCGGCCCGCAGGCGCTGTTTGATGATGATGCGCTACCTGACTGGATACGCAAAGACGTTGTCATGCTCAGCATGGTGGACCGCATGGGCGAGATCAAAAGCATCGGCCACCGGGTAGGTGAAGCCTTCTGGCTCACCTCAGAGCAGAGCAGGGCGTTGCTCAAAAAGAATATGCCCCTGAACCAATACTTCAGGGATTCTTTAACCGTGAAAGAGAAAGACAAATGATGAAAGACATAAACCCAACAACAAGACGCTTCCCCCGCACCCTGCGTGAAGCGTTCCCCCAAGATGCACGCGAGTGGATTGACGTCCCATCTGAGGACATCAACGTGTGGGACATCTGCGTCATTGCTGCGGCGGTGATGCTGTGGGTGTTTGCTGTGTACTGCTGGAGCGTGTCATGAGAGGTACAGCATTTAACCCAATGGCTCAAGGCGGCAATGTTTTAAAGACCATAAGGGCACAGGAAAGATGGATGCACAAACACACGAAGTTGTGCTGGAAATGTCAAAAGGACTCAGTGCCGCAGCGTGGCTGTGTGATGGAAATGAGCCCCGGTCTAACAAAGTACATATGTAAACCATGTGTTGACGCACGCAAACCAAAGGAAGAGATATGAAATACATCGACCTTATCGCATACCCAATCATGCTTGGTGTGATCTACGTGTTGCTTGGTTTTGTGAACTGGGACAGAGACCCGGCCAACTGGGCGCTTGAGCACCGCATCTTATGGATTTTTTGGGGCTTGGCATGGGGCTTCGCGCTGAACTTGCGCATACTGAAAGAACAAGGGAGGCCAGCATGGACGCTATAGAAAACATTGCACTGATGGTGCTGCTGATGTTGGCAGGGGTGGGTATCGCCGCTGTCGTGTTGTGTGGGTTTATTTATTACATGGAGGTTCAAGATGACAGATAAAACAGGTGGGCCAGCGTTCCCAACATCCGACTGGGATGAAAACGACAAGGCCTACAAAATGCACGGCATGACCCTGCGCGACTACTTTGCTGCCAAGGCGATGCAAGCAATCAGAATTTCAAAATCAAACACAGACTATGACAAGGTGGCAGAACACGCTTATTTCATGGCAAACGAAATGCTGAAAGCGAGAGAAAAATGATTAACAAAGAAGAAATGCTGACGCTCGTTCGTAGCGTAGCTGTAGCACAGGATGTGGAAGATGGTATGGGCCATGCCTTTGATCTTGGTGTGGACTTTGAGCGTGCGCGTGTGCTGAAGATTATTGGGAGTGCTGATGATATGCAAGAGATCCTTGATCATGTATTGAGTGGAGTGGAATACAAATGAACACAACTATCAACGCATTTCATCCCGACTACATGAAGACGCATGAGCCAAACTTTTGGGGCACTGCTGTGGCTGATGCAAGTCGCAGCAAAACCATGTCTAGCATTGTCAGCGCAACCCGACAGAAGAACCCCTCACACGGCACGTTCTTGGGTATCAGCAACAAGGTGACACCCGTCACCCTCAAGCCCTTGGAGTTCTTGGTGTACAGCCGCGCAGGTACGGCGAAGGTAACGCCCAAACATAGGAGTAAAAAATGAAAGACTACGAAGACGAAGCGTTTGACGAGCTGGAGAAAGCACAGCAACGGTCAATGAAAGTAGAAGGCCCGCTTCATGTTGTTTGCCAGTGCGACCAATGCAAAGCACAGCCAGAGCAGGAGCCTGAGTTCATCAAGCACGAGGTTGAGAGCGCCAAAGACTGGTCAGAATGGGTATGTCCTAACCCTCACAAATACTTAATGAAGTGCTGCGACTGTGGATTGGTTCATGAGGCGCAGTTTAGCGTGGTGCGTTACAAGTCAGAGGAGGAGCGTGAGGCTTGCGACTTTGTGGATGACCCTAACATGCAAGCCGTGTTTCGTATGCGCCGCAGTGAGCAGTGGTCGCCAGAAGATACGGCGCACAGGGCTGGAGGTTTGCCTATGGCACAGCCAGAGCAGCGCAGCGTAAGCGAGCATTTGGAGCCTGTGGCGCACGTTTATTTGTTTGACCATGATGGCAGACCCCTCATTGCGTGGGATAACGCTAAAGGCATCAAGATAGGCGACAAGCTATACACCGCCCCACCACAGCCAGAGCAGGAGTTTGTGACGCTTTACAAAAACATTCCAACTTTTTATGTGCGCGATGTAAACGGTGTTTATATAGAAGACAACCCACTCAACTACTACACCACCCCACCACAGCGCACATGGGTTGGGCTGATGCGCGGCGTGCGCGTGGAAGGCGACACCGTGGTGATTTCAACAAAGGACAACACCGTGGCCCGTGATCTTTGCGGCGCGTTGATTCAGGAGAAGAACAATGGCTAAGTTACCTTACACATACACAATTTGCCCCGACCAAGAGGCTCCAAAACAATTCACTGCGAGTTGTAAAGACATGGGTGAGTTATTGCGGCATAGCCCCAATGGTGACCTCACCATCAACCAAAAAAGGACTACTACATGGGATATGTGGTCAGGCAATCACATGGGCCACATTGAAGAAGTACTGCATGCTATGACACGCAAGGAAAAGCCCAATGACAAGTGACGAAGTTTATAAACTAATCGAAGACAACGGCTTGACTTTGCATGGTGACATTGAGCACTTTGCCGCGTTGATTGAACAGCGCACATGGGTTGGGCTGACGGAGGAGGAAATCGAGCATTGCATGAAACAGGCATACGCAACAGTACAAGGGCGACAGCTTGAACGCGCTTTTGCCCAAGCCATTGAAGCCAAACTCAAGGATAAGAACACACCACAGCGCACAGAGCAGAACTTTTGCCAAAGATGCGGTAAGCGCACAAAAGACTTGACCCACATTCACACTTGCACCCCACCACAGGAGAAGAACACATGAAATGCCCTGAGTGCGGCGCATGGTCGATCATCAAAGAGACAAGAACATCACCAACATTTGGATATAAAAGAAGGAGAGAATGTGCAAACGAACACAGCTTCACAACCCAAGAACTCGTTGTGGCAAAAGAGGCGCTTGACGAAGAGCGCCGAAAACATGGTGAAGCTAACTACAAACGATTGGAATCCCTTCGAGAGAGTGCCCGGCAAACACCTCGTCGCGCTGCACAAGCAGCTTCAAAAAGAAAAGCTCAACAACTTTGAAGAAAGCCCCTTATGACTATGATCCCCAACGAAAACCAAATCGAGATGTTCCCGCTGTACGCTGCTGATATGGCCCGTGCAAGTGCGTATGAACAACAACTTAATGGCACCCGTGCTGATGACATGCAAGTCAGCGGCAGTCACTACAAAGACATGCCCGTGCAGCCGTGGGCTGTGATGGAGGCGGTGCTCACACCCGATGAGTTCATCGGCTTTCTCAAGGGCAACATCATCAAGTACAGCATGCGTGCTGGTCGCAAGAACGGCAGCGACGATGCAGGTAAGGCCAAGCACTACATACAGAAGCTGAAAGAGGTACTCAATGGCAATGACGCCTGAGAAGCGGGTAAAGAAGGCAGTCGTTGAACTGCTCGACCTGCACACCGTGTATCACTTCTCGCCCCCGGCCAATGGCTACGGGCGTCAGGGCATACCCGACATCATCTGCTGCCTGCATGGGCACTTCCTTGCCATCGAGTGCAAGGCAGGTAAAGGTATCACCACCGTCTTGCAAGACCGTGAGATTGCCAAGATCAGGTTGCATGGGGGTACCGCTATTGTGGTACGTGAAGACAACATCGAAGAGCTGACAGCCCTTCTCACCCAACTGGAGAACATCTATGGAGAATAACTACAGTGAGTTCACTGAACTCGTGCTGGCACGCATGGAATCGAACCCCGAAGAGTTTGCTGAGGATGGGCGCTGGTCAACCCTGACCCGGGGCTTGCGGGAACTCGCATCAGGCAAACCAGACCGATACGCCGACACGCTATGGGCACTCAACGGCACAGAGCTGGCAGTACTCATCACAGCATACAAACGCATCTACATCGAAGACATGCACAAGCAGATGCTCAAAAGTATCCTTATGGGTGAATTCAGGACAGGCGTTGATTTTGCACAAGGCCTTACTGCACAGAACACAGTGAAATACAAGGCAACGGACCGATACGCGCATGGGATAACTGACCCCCGAGGGTTATATGAATCGCCCATGATGACCACCACTTCCAACAATATCCGCGTCAATACCCCCCTCACTATGGCCCATATCAGGGCGGATGTTGGGTTGCCGCTGCAAGAATCGTTTGATCAGTCATACGCCACAGGTAGCTCGGAATGACACATCTCATCACAATCGATTTTGAAACCTTCTACGACCAAGACTTCAGCCTGAGTAAGATCAGCACGGAGGAATACGTCCGCAGCCCACTGTTTGAAACCATTGGCTTCGCCTACAAGATTGACGATGGCCCGTCTGTGTGGGTGACGGGAGATGAAGACACAGTTACACAAACCCTTGCCAACTTGCCATGGGAAGACTCGCTCGTGCTGGCGCACAACACCATGTTCGATGGCGCGATTCTGTCGTGGCTCTACGGGGTCAAACCCAAAGGCTGGCTCGATACACAGAGCATGGCGCGGGCGCTTCATGGGGTGGATGGCAGCGTGTCGCTCAAGAACATGGCTATCTATTACAAGGTAGGCGTGAAGGGCACTGAGGTGGAGGATGCCAAGGGCAAGCGCCGCTATCACTTTACAGCGTACCAGCTCAATCAGTACGGTGAGTATTGCAAGAACGATGTGGACCTGACCTACGACATCTTTAACATCATGATGAGCAAGGGGTTCCCCAAATCCGAACTCAAAGTGATCGACCTGACCTTGAGCATGTTCATCCATCCCGTGCTGCGCTTGGATACCACGCAACTTGAGCTGCACTTGGCTGACACTGTGGGCCAAAAGACCAACCACCTCGTGCAGGCATTGCAGTCCGTGGGGCACAAAGACTTGGCGGTCAAGCACATCCTTGGCGATGAAGACATGAAGGCAACGGTGCGCAAGACACTGATGAGCAACCCACAGTTCGCTGAGATGCTGCGGGGTATCGGCGTGGAACCCCCCAAGAAGATCAGCATGACCACTGGCAAAGAGACGTGGGCGTTCGCCAAGACTGATGAGGCGTTCAAAGATTTGTTGGGACATCCCGATCTGCGGGTGCAGGCGCTGGTCGCTGCCCGGCTGGGTACCAAGTCCACGATCGAAGAGACCCGCACTCAGCGGTTCATCGACATCTCAAAGCGTGGGGCGTTTCCAGTCCCCTTGAAGTACTACGCTGCCCACACCGGGCGCTGGGGCGGTACAGACTCTGTGAACTTGCAGAACCTGCCAAGCCGTGGGGACAACGCAGGCAAGCTCAAGAACGCCATATTGGCGCCTGAAGGGTATGTGTTCATTGACGCGGACTCATCCCAAATCGAGGCCCGCACGCTGGCGTGGGAGGCTGGACAGGATGACTTGGTAGGAGCATTTGCGAATGGTGAAGACGTCTACAAAATCATGGCCTCGGCCATCTACGGGAAGAGCGTTGCTGACATCACAAAAGATGAGAGGTTCGTCGGTAAGACTACGATTCTTGGTGCAGGCTACGGCATGGGGGCGGCGAAGTTTCAGACACAACTTAAAAGTTTTGACGTTGAAATTACGCTTGAAGAAGCACAGCGAATCATCGATACGTACCGAAATACTTACCCGAAAATTCCTGCACTATGGAAGCATTCGCAAGACGCGATCCGCTGTATGGTTCGCGGACAAACGATGACCGTTGGCCCCTACAACTTATTGCGTGTAGCTGCTGGGCCCAACGGTGGGGAAGTTCTTTTGCCCAACGGCCTGAGTATTTTCTATAACGGCTTGGTTGAGGTCGTAGACGGTGAGGGTAAACGCCAATTCCAGTACACCACCCGCAAGGGCGCAACAAAAATTTACGGTGGAAAGTTGGTGGAAAACTACACACAGGCGGTTGCGCGGTGTATCATCAGCGCACAGATGTTACGAATTGCCAAGCGGTACAGGGTGGTCCTCACGGTTCACGATGCTATCGGCATTGTTGCGCGGCAAGAAGAAGCAGATGAAGCCCGCGCCTTTGTGGAGTCTTGCATGCGGTGGACACCCACATGGGCCGAAGGATTACCAGTGAACTGCGAAAGCGGAATGGGGGTTAGCTATGGCGACTGCTAAGAAGTATCGGAAGAAGCCCGTGGTGATTGAAGCCACACAATGGTTCAAGGATGGCGACCATCCGGCCGTGCGCCCAAGCATTGATGGGTATGGCGCTATTGACACGCTTGAGGGCGTTCACACAGTAACCCCCGGCGACTACATCATCACGGGTGTGGTTGGTGAGACATACCCCTGCAAACCTGCCATCTTTGAGATGACTTACGAGGTGGTTGAATGACCGCCAAAATTCCTGCATGGTCGTTTTCTAGCCTGAAGACCTTTACAACGTGCCCTAAGAAGTACTATCACACCCGTGTGATCAAGGACGTCAAAGAGCCCGAAGGTGAGGCAGCGCTATACGGCACGGAGGCGCACGGCGCCGCTGAGCATTTTGTCAAGGATGGCACCCCCATCCCTGCGAAGTTTGCTTTCATGCAGGAAGCCTTGGATTCACTGGTACGCATCCCCGGCGAGAAGCATTGCGAGATCAAGCTGGCGCTGAACGAGGCGCTGGAACCTTGTGACTTCTTTGCCAAGGACTGCTGGTTCCGTGGCGTGGCCGACCTGCTCATCCTCAATGAGGAAAAGGGTGAGGCCCGCATCATTGACTACAAGTTTGGCAAGAGCCGGTACGCTGATGTGAGTCAGATCGAGCTGATGTCTTTGGCTGTGTTCAAGCGGTTCCCCAAGATCAAAACGGTCAAGGGTGGTCTGTTGTTCTTGGTCGAAGGCAAGTTCGTGCCAGCCGTGTATGAAGCCCAGCAGCAGCACCGCTATTGGGGCAACTGGATGCCGACCGTCACCATGCTGGAGAACGCCCACAGCTCAGGAGTTTGGAATGCAAAGCCCAACGGTTTGTGCAAGAATTACTGCTGGGTGAGCGAGTGTGCTCACTGTGGAAGGAAGTAATCATGCCCTACGTCAACAAACCCCGCCCATATAAAAAAGAATACCAACAGCAGCTCGATCGTGGTGAGGCACCCGCCCGCCGCAAGCGCGAGAACGCCCGTGATCTGTATGACCGTGAGGGTATTGACCGTAAAGGCAAAGACATCGATCACAAGGTGCCACTCAGCAAGGGTGGCAGTGCAGGTAAGAGTAATCTGCGTTTGAAGACCGCATCTGAAAACCGTTCGTTCAGTCGCAACAGCGACCACACTGTGAAGGTCAACAAGCCCAAGAAAAAGTAGTCGGAGAATACGCTGCCTGTAAGGTGTGAGTGAGGCAGCGGGGGAGTTTCTGGAACTGTTTTGCACCCTTTTAACCACACCTGTCAGGGTTCGGTTGCCAAAAATCTCAGCTGGATGACCTGACCGAATGGCACCCGTAAGGTGCCGCCAACACATCTGGGTCTTCGGGCAATCCCGCCCATGTATCAATGAAGGCCCAGATGTGTTGGTGACCAATGGAGAGGCTTGGTTTAAATGAGGAGCTGTGGGACAGCACGGTTAACGGAAAAGGGGAACTAACAGCCAACAACTAACACGCATGAGGATTTAGCTGCTTGAGTTGGGAGACTCAAGATTTGCGTCCCGAATCCTCAGCCGTGTTGGTCCGCTAGGGCAATCTCTATTTGAGATGCAATCGCCGACTGTCTGGGTTGTCAGACCGGCCAACAACTTATTCTTCAAACGACATTCGCGTTTGGAGCGTTTTTCTATTGGAGATCGTATGGAAATCATTGAAGGCAGAGCATTGAAGCTGCACCTGCGTAACCCGCACAAGGTGCTCAACGTCATCCCAAAGAGTGCGTTGATCGAAGACGGGGAGGTCAGTACTGTGATGGTGCACTGGGGCATCGAGGAAGCGCAGGTACTGAAGAACCTCAAAATAAAGAACGTGCCATCCCCCATCGTGGCCAAGTACAAATGGCCCGGCATGTACCAGCCGTTCACCCACCAAAAGCAAACCGCAGCGTTCCTCAC